CTGGCGACCGCTACGTGGTTGATATCACTGGTAGTGCTGCCTACATCGAAGCTCGCAAGAAGGTGTGGGCTGTGCCAGGCATTCGACTTCGCTGCTATCAAACAGACCGTCCAGGGCCGAAGCTCAGCGAGAGTGGTGGAATTCCAGCAGCGTGGAGCAAGTGGGCTGAAGAGTTCAAACCCAAGCACGGTACTTCAATGGAAATGCTGAGGCAACTAGCAGGTGAGAGGATTACACTGTGACCGACCTATTCGAGGGAGTACCTGAGGACACTAAGGCCCAACTGTTGCGAGCCCGCGACATGACGAGGCGCACGGGCACTCTCATCGAGGCCCAGATGCTCCAGCTACGTCTGTGGCCTCAGGTGGTCTTCAAGACAGTACTGGACGTCACTATCGAGCCACTCGACATCGAACAGAAGACCGTCAACTATTTGCTCCGAGTGAAGAAGATGGAGCGGGGCAAGGACCTAGAGAAGCGGATTACTGTCCTAGAGGAGTGGCTACGCACTCTGCTGGGGGACGACTGGCAGTTGCACATCAAAATTCGCCAAAAGAAAGGCGGACCGGGGCGTCTCATTCATCACGGGCAGCGAAAGTCTCCTATGACTGGACCTTCACAGCCACAGGCGGACATCAAGGCGTATGAGTTCAAGGACGCTATGACCAGCTTCCGACGCTACAAGCTTAGCGACCCAGTAGCCGCCTACGAGGCGGCATCGGCTTCTAGTCAAATTAAGGAGAAGTAAAATGTCTGACTGCGACAACTGCAAGCAACTAGACCGTCTCGACCGTCAAATCGGGGACCAGGAGAGACGAACCCTCCTTCTGGATAAGGCTAGCATTCGCGTAGGGTGGGTTAGCCGAGCTTGGTGGGTAGGCATATTCTAGGCAACGTACTGTGCTCCATCATCCAAGATGCCGTCTCGTCGACCTATACAGCAACTCGCCTCGACATCCTAAATCTGCGGGCAGAGAGGAAGCGCGTCCAGTGCTCGACTGTCGAAGGTCAGGTAGATAATGCTGTCGCCGAGATTAGTGAGGCCCAGGCCAAAGCCGTGTTCTCTGAGCCGTCGAAGACCTCGGGCTTGGATAACATGAGAGCCTTAGCTGGGGCCTTGGACAGTAGGTTAAGCTTTAGTGCGCCTGTCCGCCCACCACTCGTTAAGGTGATGGGGCTTGGGGAGATTCTGAACAAGGGACAGGACCTCGGGCGGCCTGTCAGCCCACCACTTCCCGGACCTGAGCTAGTAAAAGAGGGGTCATTCATCCGAGACCCTCTTGAGAGCCCTCCACATCCTACCGTCGAGATGGAGTAACATGATCACCCTAACCAAGGAGCAAACCATGAGCATCGAACAAGGAAACTCGGACACTAGCGCAAAGTCCTCCCAGTCTTTCAAGGAAAGGAACTTTATTCTGCACGCCAACATCGGTAAAATCATTATCGCCATCGAGGCTACGAAGAAGGCTATGGACGCGGCGGCGTCAGACGTAGTGCGGAACGAAGACAAGCTCAACTACCTGAACAGCCTGAAGACTGACCTAGAGAAGCGACTCGACTACCTCACCCTCAAGCCTGGCCAGGTTGCTATGCCTGTGGGAGCAGCTATGACGGAAGTACAGAAGAAGGCTGCTGAGGCTCAAGTGCGGGCGTACGGAATCGGCCACCAATTCGCCGCCATGGGAGCAGCTATGCTGGAGGAGAAGAGGGAGGTAGAGCGTCAGCGCTCAGCACTAGCCGCCTACGACTACGAGGCAGGTGGTGTGGACGATGACTCTCGGTTCGTGGCGGCCAATGTCTTTGTGGCCTGCCTAGGCGTCGAATATAACAACCAGAAGTCTGCTGTCGACTGCCTCAAGAGCGGCTACTTCAAGCAGTTCGCTGTAGAGAAGACAGCCAACGCCGAGGAGAAGTGATATGCCTAATTTCATGTACGCACTAGTAGACCTACTCCTCCTCTGGGCTTGGCGGGCTCGCGCCTGGTTGGCTAGGTACTGGCCGTGACAACCTCAGCGACAAATAAGTTCCGGAAGCTGCTCGACGCCTTCGGCGAAGCCTGCGTTTACGAGGACTACGAGAGGAACCGGGGCACGCAACTTGTGGACCTCGTAAACGCACAGGCGGAGAAAGCTATAGCCCTGGAAGCTCTCTTGAAGCACCTACCTAAAGAAGTGAGGAAGCTATGACACGAAATGAATTCAAGAAGCTACTCGACGACTGCACTAGGGCTCATCGTGTCTATGCATTGGTTCGCGAGATAGGGACCTACCAAGATGAGCAAGGGGCTAGTCGGGAAGCTACCGCGGCTGACCGAGCCGTAATGGCGGCCTTCGATGAGGTCGACTCTCGGGCCTTAGAGTTATGCCCTCTGTGCAAGAAGCGACCAGCCTGCTGTGGCCTGCTGTGTCACTCGAAGGAGTGTGCGCCACCTGTTGTAGAGACGGTTGTCTGCTCCGCCTGTCAGAGAGGGTGGGGCTGTGAGCGGCATTAGATATAAGAGCTAGCTTTTGTTTCACGCACCGTTTCTTTCGCCAGGAGTCACACTTCTTTCGCTGAGTCGCAATCTAGACGGTATGAGCGCCTGGAAAAAACCGTATTATCAAGCCCTTTTTGTTTGTTTCGTTCAAGGCAAGTCTGCTAAGGAAGCTGGAGACGAGGCCGGTTGTTCTGAGCCTACCGCCCGCAAGTTCCGAGAGCAGCACTTGGGGGAAATTACCAAGGCTCAGTCAGCCAGTACGGTGGGCGTGCTAGCTTCCTTGGAGACCTTGCTCCCGGACGCCGTGAGAAAGCTAGGAGAACTGCTTGCCCCTCCTCCAGTCCCCATCATCGTGGGCGGTGTTGTAATCAACGCACCAGGAAGCAACGCGGGTGACATTCGGGCCATTCGCACTGTGTTTGATTGCTATGACACCATGCGCGATATTGACTTCGAGACCCGCCTCAAGGCCGTAGAGAAGAGACTAGCTGACGCCGACAAGGCACAAGAGAAGAAGGAGTAGCAGTAGTAGCAGTAGTGGACGCAGTGTGCTCACAGCCTAAGTGCAACAATCCTCCCGTACCGGGAAGGAAGCTGTGTGCTGGCTGTGCTACTATATTTAAGGAGAGGGCAAGGAAGAGGAGAACAGGTGGAAAGTGCTCTAGTTGCGGCTCATTCGCGGTGGAGGGTCACAGTCAGTGTGAGCAGTGTGCCACTGAGGCGGCTGAGACTCGCCACGCTAAGAGGGTTGCTGGCAGGTGTTGGTCTTGTTCGGAGCCAGCTACACCCGGACAAAGTTGGTGCTCACCCTGCGCTGAAAAGAGCAGAGCGGCCACCGCAGGGAAGCGCGAGAGCGGTAAGTGCACTAAGTGCGGCTCCTTTGAGCTAGTTCTAGGCGGCGCCAGATGCGCGCCCTGTACCGAGCGTGAAAGAAACTTGCAGCTAATCTATAACTACGGCAAGGGCTCGGAGTGGTTCGACTCACTGTTGCTCGCGCAGAGTGGTAAGTGTGGTGTGTGTGGAACTACAGGTGGAACGTAGATCACGACCACGAGACCAGCAAGGTTCGTGGCCTGCTGTGCAATGAATGTAACGTGGCGCGTGTCGGGGTGAACGAACTAGAGTCAGCAGCGCAAGTGTTTGAGTACCTGAGGAAGACCGATGGCCGGGAATAAGAGCATCCTAGGAAGGCTAGAGAAGAAGGCTGAGGCTCTAGTTTTGCCTACAGTAGCCGCCGATGGCACTGTGGGTGTGGTGGGCGTCCAGGTAGCTCGCAAGCGCTTGATGACTCCTTGCGCTACACCTGAGGCCTTCAAGGCTTGGCTGAAGGAGTTCTGCGACCTGGACTTTCCGGACCAGCAAATTGACCCAGACTCTACCGGCTCTCCCTTCGACGAGTTTTGGCGCATCTACCATGCCATGGTGACGAACGACATCACCTTCCCTCGCCGAAACCTACTTTACGCATCCCGTGCAAGCTACAAGACCCTCGGTGTGTCACTGCTGGAGTTGGTGGGTATCCTGCACGGAGATCGTTCGGTTGTCCACTGTGCCGCTATTGAAGACCAGGCGGCCAAGGCTCAGTCATATTTACGAGCCTTCCTCTCTAGAGAGGAGTTGAGCGAATTTGCTGTGGGTAACAATAAGCGCTCGGTCGCAGTGGTCTGGGCTCGCCACAAGAAGACTGGCGACTTCTTGACTAACGATGAGTACCGAGCGCTAGACCGAGTGGCTCGCCGCAATTACTTCTACCATGCCAACTATGCTAAGGTCATCGTCAATACGATGACTTCTTCGAACAGCGAGCACACGGCTATGTTCGTGGTGGACGAAATCGACCTCATCCGATTTCCTCTAGCATACGCAGAGGCAAAGCTCATCCCAGAGACCCAGACGTCGGCCGAAGGTATCGAGCAGCCTCCCATTACCATCCTCACCTCTTCCCGCAAGTTCTCCGGCGGCTTGGTTCAGAAGGAAATTGATGAGGCCGAGACCACTGGTACAGCTATTCGCCATTGGAATATTCTGGACGTGTGCCGTCGCTGCCCAGACGAGAAGCACCGCCCGGACCTAGAGAAGGTTGACGTCTTCATTGCTAACGACGAACTGCGAGTTATCAAGCCGGAGGAATATGAAGCTCTAGCTGCACTCGACGCCAAGAAGGCTGAAGACTACCGCCCCTTCGAGGTATTCAATGGCTGCCTCAACAACTGCCCAGAGCGCGTGTGTGCTGGCTGCAAGGGGGTGCTAGCTGGTGTAACTAGCCAGGCCAAGATGCTGAAGGGGCTCGACGACGTCATCGCTAAGTTCCGCGAAGTCTCGATGGAGATGGTAGCTGCACAGTTGATGTGCTGGAAGCCCGGCAACGAAGCCAGCATCTTCAAGAACTTCTCGCGCAAGCACCACATGCTGACTCTAGGTGAAATGTGGGAGATTATTACCGGAGACGAGCCTCCCAAGTTCCCTGTGCTCACCAAAGAGCGTCTAGTTGAGATGCTGATGTCACGCAAGGTGAAATGGGCTATGGGAGTGGACTTTGGCTTCACCCACAATTTCGCGGTGTGCCTCTTCGCTATTGACGGCCGGCGAGCCTTCCTTATCGATGCCTTCGAGGTGGCCCAGCTAGAGCTAAATCAGAAGGTGGAACTGTGCGACAAGCGCTTCAAGGCGTACAAGAAGAACGGCCTAATAGTGTGGCCTGACCCTGCGTACCCTTCAGATATCAAGACGTTCCGGATGAAGGGTTACACGATGAAGACCCACACTAAGGATGTGCTGGGCGGTATCAACGTGGTCCGCAACAAGCTCAACCCAGCTAACGGGCACGAGCCCGAATTGTTCATGCTCAAGGGCGATACTGCCGGTGATTTGATGGCTTCTAGAATAGAGTCTTATAGGTGGGTGATAGACTCGCAAGGGCGTTCTACTGATGTGCCGAATGACCTTGAAGACGACATGATGGACGCGCTGCGCTACGTCATCTCCAACGAATTCCGCGGAGCAGGTAAGGTCGTAGTGGGCAAGAAAGACTTCGTACCCGACAAGCCAGTCGTACTCACGCCTCAGACCTGGATGGCTGCCAAGATAGCTGAATTGACTAACGGTCAAGCAACCGAAGCTGTAGCTACTCGCAGGGTTCGTCGAGGAGGTTTTTTTGCCGACTTCAGCGGATAGCGGCATTCACACGCAATCTACTGCCTGAATCCACACTAGGAGCGCTTCCATGCCTGTCGCCAATTTTGTTGAGTCAGTCGTCTTCTACGACGACGTGGAAAATGCCTCCAACCCCATTCGTAAGCACTGCGATTGGAAGAGGTCCTCGACCGGTCTCATCTTCGACCAGGTGTACTCCGAACGCTTCCTACTGGCTCCAGGCGTATCACGCATCCTGGAGTCTACAATGGGGTCAACCGACCTGTCCACTACCCCTGTCACCATGGGTGCTGCGGTGGGCAAGCCGACTTGGTATCAAATCAGAGGCGCCTTCCCTTCTAGTCCTTGGGCTCTAGCGCTTTCCGTTGGAGCGATGTCGCTGACCTGCACGCTTCAGGTGGATGGCTCGTTATTGCTCACCGGCACCGGACTAGCCTCCCTTGCTGCTGTGAAGCCTGGTGACTGGGTCTATCTGGGTGGTTCGAGCTATGGCGATGCTGGCAACTTCTCTGTGAGTAATCAAGGTTTCTGGGTCGTCACAGCCGCTACTACGGGCCTGTACCTTACGCGGATTTACCCTGAGGACCCGACCCCTGTCACCGAGACTGTTACTACTGTCGGTACTACAGATGTCCAGCACCTGCCGAATGCTGTTCGCCCTCTCTGGGCCTTCATTCGTGGGTCCGCTGTCTTCGGTGGCCTCAAGACTGTGGTAGCGGCTGCCATCGGCTGGGTAGCTGTCCTCACCGAGCCCCAGTTCGTCCCTCTAGCTGCCTACACCTTCGACCGGCTCGTGGTCGCCCCAAAGTATATCGCCTACACGCGAGTCGAGTCGGACCAGCCTGTGACGGTTACGGTAGGTGACGTGGCTACTGCTACCAACGCCATCAGCCTTCTACCGGTACTGCCCTTGGTGCCTGTGTGGTATGAAGCGTTCGCCTTCTCGACAAGCCTAGCTGTAGCTAACCTAGGCAGCAGTCTGACAGCTACCATCAATGTCATCTACGCCATTTCTCAGGCTCAGGAGTAGCGAGCTATTGATTGCCGCGCTAGGATAGTAGGATGAAGACTTGCGTCCAATGTGGAGTAACTCAGGCTCTGGAGAATTTTCAAAAACGCCCCGACTCAAGTGATGGTCGGCGCAACGACTGCCAGGGCTGTTCCTTGGTTCGGATGTCTAGAAATAGCAAAATCAGGTTGGCTAGTCCACATAAATGCGGGGCTCGTGGGTGCGAGGAAATTGTAGCAACGTGCGCCAATAGGTGTAGGGAGCATCAGCGCCTTTCAGACATGAAGAGACTGTACGGTGTAACTCCAGAGCAGTATGACAGTATGCTGCAAGCGCAGGACTGCGCATGTGCTATTTGCGGCACTCGGGCTCCTAAAGGGAAGTACGGCAGGTGGCAAATTGACCACGACCACGAAACAGGGCAGGTACGCGGTTTGCTGTGTCAAGGATGTAACGTCGCCCTCGGTATGATGGCTGAGAACGAGGAATGCTTCCTACGAGCCGCGGAATACCTGCGGACTTGGAATCGACTTAAGGTGAAGGAATAATCCATGGCAGCTACATCGACTATCTCAGAAATCCTACAGCAACTGCCAGGCGGATTCGCTCGCCCCGGCTCCCTCAAGAAGTCTTCTGGTGACCGCTCTGGTATTCGCAACGTGCTAGACAGGTCGCGGTTGACTGCTGGTGAAATGCCTGAGCAAGTCGCTGGTGCGGCCATGGCTTCGGGCAAGGCACACACCACCCTCCAGAAGAGTCTGGGCAAGCTGCTAGACGGACCAGACGATTCTATCGAGCGCCTAGCCTTCGAGCGTGACCCACAGCGTATCTCTGAGTTCGCGGGTATCTGGCGCCCTAAGCTCCAGTTGATTCCCGACAACCTCCTGAAGCGAATGGCCATCCAAGATGACCTAGTCGCGGCCGTAGTTCACACACGGTGTAACCACATTTCCCAGTTCGGCCGCAAGCAGCAAGACCGGCACCAAAAGGGCTTCAAGTTCGTCATTGAACCTTCAATAGAAGAGAGCCTTTCCAAGGAGAAGAAGAAGGCTATCCAGGAGCGAATTGACCGGGTGGAGGCGATGCTGTTGTCGTGCGGCCACACCAAGGGCTGGTCGCAGCAGGACCGCTGTTCGTTCACCGAGTATCTCTACATGTCGACCCGCAACGCTATCGTGCTGGGGCGCATGGCTACTGAAATCATCTCCGTTCCCAACCCAAGCGACCCCAAGAAGCGAATCTTTCACTCTTTCCGACCGACAGACGCTGGCACCATCTATTACGCTGCTCCCTACAAAGACGCTCAAGAAGCAATCCGCGAACAGGCACGCTATCTACTAGAGCAAATCAAGAACGAAAAATTCGTCCCAGAGAAGTTTGAGAATGACGAGTACTCTTGGATTCAGGTCATCGACGGCCGCCCCCTCCAAGCGTTCTCCTCAGAAGAGATGCTGGTACAGAGCTTCTACCAAGTCACCGACACCGAGCTTCAAGGTTACCCACTAACACCACTAGACACGGCTATTGCGGCTGTGACGACCCACATCAATATCACCAACCATAACAAGCTTTACTTTCAGTATGGCCGTGCTGCTCGCGGCATGTTGGTTATTAAGAGTCAGGACGTGGATGCTGAAGTCGTACAAGCAGTGAAGCAGCAATTCAATGCGTCCATTAATGCGGTACACAACTCCTGGCGCATGCCTGTTTTCGGTATCGGGCCGGAAGACACCTTAGAGTGGGTGCCTATCGACCAAGGTGCTCGCGATGCAGAATTCCAATATCTCAGTGATTCTAACGCTCGCACAATCATGGCAGCTTTCCAGATGTCACCGGAAGAGTTGCCTGGCTACCAACACCTCTCCCGAGGCACCAATAACCAAGCGTTGAGCGAGTCCTCGAACGAGTACAAGCTCACAGCCGCTCGCGACGTCGGTATCCGACCTCTGCTAGCGAAGATGGAGGACCACCTAAACGATTCATTGATTCCACTGCTAGACGAGGAGCTAGCCAAGTACTGTAAGCTGCGCCTCGTTGGTTTGGATATCGAGGACGACGAGAAGGAATCGGTCCGCCTACAACAAGATATGGTCATTCATATGACCTATGACGAGGTTCTTCAGAAGGTGGAGAAGAAGCCTCTAGGGTCGAAGAGAGGCGGCAAGTGGCCTCTCAACCCGACAGTCCAGGCAGCAATTGAAAAGTACATGACGTTTGGTCAAATCCAGGAGGAGTTCTGGGGCGTAGAGGGTGCGGCACAGGACCCCGCAAAGCAGTTCTTCCAGAATGAGGCCTGGATGAAGTGGTACGAGATGCAGGCCCAACAACAGCAAGCGCAGCAACAGGCCCAAGCACAGGCCCAGCAGCCTCAAGGTGGGGCTCCAGGACAGGGCGGGCCTCCTGGTCAAGGTGGAGGCGCTCAAGCGCCACAGCAGGCCCCACAGGGCCCTGGGGAGCTATCGTCAGCGGTAGACCAGCTAGGTAGTTTGCTCGGAAAGAGCGAGTCAGACCGCTCGCGCCTGAAGGCTCATCAAAAGGCTGTGAACGACCAAATCATAGAGAGCTTCAAGGCTGAGACCCTGAAGCTAATCGAGGGCGTTGCGGACATGGCCGCCATTCATACCCCTAAGGGTCCTGAGAAGCGGTAGCCGTGGGGTCGTGCTAGGATAGTAGAATGGAGCAGAGGTATACCATCATTCGTGCTCACCGAGAGTTAAGCGCTCGTCGAGATATTCGCCTGTTCGGTTTTACTGTCGGTTGGTTTTACCTAGGGTTCATGTGGTGCCCAAAGAGAGCGAAGGTTGTGTCAAAATGGCTCCCAGACTAAGCGCCGTTGTGGCGGGCGAGCAGGTGTGCTCGGTGTGCTCGATGAACTTCGACGACGAGGGCCACCTATGGTTTGGTTGTTGGCTCAAGGATGGCCGTTCGATGTCTATTTGCTACGAACTGAACGAGGCCATCGAAAATGAGGCGCTTACCGAGTTCAACAAGACGGACGTGTGCCAGGAGAATCACTATGACCCCTAGACTTAGCCGCGGAGCAACCGTCGAACTAGAGAGGCGTCTAGACGAACTATTTAACCGTCTGCTGACTCGCCTTCTAGGCGGTAGCTTCTCTGGCAAACATATGTTCATCCAGACCGACCCCCTCCTATCCATCCCCGGGCTTTTCGGTCAAGCTGTGTCTTCGGAGGGTGGAACGATTGATGTCGACCTGCTCAATAACATGGCTCAGGTCGTAGCCCACATCGTAGACAAGCAGAGAGCCGAGGCCAAGGCTGTCACCGCTAGGCGCATTCAGGCTATTCTAGAGGACGTACACGCCGGTCGCATCGAGCCTGAGAATTTCCGCAATCACTTGGAGTCCGAGCTAACCGACACTTGGGCCCGCATCACTTCGAGCGTGGAGCGCATCACGAACACCGAGTCCCAGCACGCTCTCACCATGGGTCTACGTGAAGGCCTGACTCAGATGAACACTGTGCGTGGCATCGAGGACCCGGTGGTCATCTTCGTGCCTAAGAAGGATAACGCACTTTGCGACGAGTGCCGCCGCATCCACCTACTCGACGACGGTGTCACTCCTCGTTGCTGGCTGTCTTCGGAGGTGTCTTCTGACTATCACAAGCGAGGCGAACCTAACCCCTCGTGGCATTTGATGCATCCTCATTGTAGATGTCTTTGGGACGGCAATGCTCCGGTCATCACAGAGGCGGGGGTTAAGTCGCTAAAGAAGGTGGTGGTGGGGGACCTCGTCTTGACCCACACTGGCAAGTTCAAGAAGGTGCTGGCCACGTTCGGCCGAGAGGGGCGCGCAGCCCCGAGCGAAGCTGTGTACCGAATCGAGTTCCGCTCACCCGACGGAAAACTACGCAAGTTGCGAGTCACCAACGACCATCTGATGCTCACCGGGCAGGGATGGGTGCGGGCCGACAAACTTCGGTCCGGAGATGCGCTTTCATACCTGTTCAGTGCTTGCGAAGCGTGCGGAGAGTCGTTCCCTCACGATATCCAGCATCCGGACCGTAGGTTCTGCTCTATCCAATGCGTCGGGACCAGTCGCGTTGGGAAGCCCGGACCTCGTGTTGGATGTGTCCAGTCCGCAGGTGGGTATTCCTTCCGGCCGGTGACCGTCGAGCGGGTCGTGGTAGTCAGACCTGTCAAGAAGTCGAAGCTAGCTCGTCTCTACGACATCACAGTTGAGGGCGACGCCTCATTCGTGGTCATGGGGGTGGTATCGCACAACTGCTCCCTAGCCACAATCCTTCCGGGCTTCGGCTTGGATGGTAATGGCCGAGTCACCTACATCCGAGACGGCTTCCTAGAATACGACTACCAACAGGTTACGGGCGGTAGCGGCGGAGTAGACGCCAGACGCGCCTGGCGGGAGTAGCCTATGCATATTCGTAGAGTACCTACAGCTACGAAGAGCCTCGTCCGCGATGGTTACTACGGGTACGTGGAGGTCGCCGACACTGCTGACCTAGTGGTCGGGGCACATGCGGCTCTGAGCGCAGGCGCCCTATCAGCGGTAAGCTTGGTTGTGCGCGAAATAGCTGGCTCACTGGACCATCCTACCTATATTCGCGTTCGCCTCGACGACTTGGTCACTGGGCAGCCCTTTGATGCTTCAGCTTACACGGTCGCGCTACTCGCCGAGCTTTTCATTCCCGACCAGACCTTGTGGTACGGGGTGGGCGCAGCCGAGAGCCCACCAGCCGTCTATACGGACCAAGAGATTGCCGAAGTGCTGTCGAGGGTGTGGCCTGTAACGGCTGGCACCTCAGCAGCCGTAGAGAGCAGTGTTGCTGCCGGTACTAGCGCAGTAGTCTTGTTGGCGGCTAACCAGGCTCGCCGTGGGGCGAGCATCTATAACGACGGTGTCGGAGTGTTGTATCTCCAAGTGAATTCCGACCCATCACCTACCTCCTTCGTGGTCAAGCTGTTCCAGGACGACTACTATACTGTCGAGAGCGGTTTTGTGGGCGAGGTGAGAGGGGTCTGGAGTCTGGCTAATGGTGGTGCGCGCATAGTGGAGTATGTTCGGCCGTGACAACTCTACTTCAGCAGTGGACGACCAGGGCTAGGTGTTCTGGTTGCCACACCATTTTTACACTAAAGGTAACTACCGCTCGTTGCACATCGGATAAGCGTGTCGGCTGGGTGTGCGAGTCGTGCTCTATTTTCAACGAGTTCTTCGTGCGCGTGCCCAACTCCATAGTAGCTTCGGCTAAGATATGGCCCACTCCGCTACCCACGCAGCCCACTTGGTGGGAGAGACTGAAGGTTAAAGCAGCTACGGTGCTGCGATGGCCCTAGTACGTTCTAATAGAAGGTCTTCGGACTTCACCGTACCGGTAATCTGTGCAGCGGGCAGCGCTGTGGGGGACGTTGTGTATGTGTCAGGGCCCAGCGAGGTGGCTAAAGCCGATTCCTCTAGCGCCGACAAGATGCCTGCCGCTGGAGCGCTACTCTCGGTGGTGGGGTTATCTGGGGTGTTGGCTACGGCGGGCGTGGTAACTGGAGCGTACTCCGGGTTGGTGCCTGGGCATGCGTACTACGTAGGGCTTGACGGTAGGCCTGTTCTGCTATCAGTTATTCAGCTAGCTGGCCACGCTTTTTGCCAGAGGGTTGGCGTAGCATTAGATTCGGGGACACTTCTTCTCTCTGTGAGTGGTCGGGTAGTGCGACTGTAAGTAGGAGTAATCTATGCAGCAGCTAGACAATATATCTCGTCTGACCGTTCTCCGCCTTGACGCGGAAATTCGGGCTTGCCATTACCGCGTCTCTCTCAAGCAGCAAGAGCTTCGCATTTTGACCGCGCAGCGAGAGGAGTGGAAGAAGCAGTACAAGGCCGAGCTACAAAGGATTCTCAATGAGCAAGGCTTAGACCTGACTAAGTACACCTTCGACGATGAGACTGGTGTGCTGAGTCCAATCGTAACACCCACAGAGGAGTAATAAAACATGGCCACTAGAAAGCTTCTTTTCCTTAACACCGATGCTTCCGGATTCGTTTTCGATGACAGCGTACTCTCTGCGGCCGACAATGTCGACGTGCAGGGAGCGGCCATTATCAACGTGCTAGACCCGGTCAACGCGCAGGACGCAGCCACCAAGGCGTATGTGGATGCAGCCTCGATGGCGGCTATCCAGGTTGACGTTCAGCGCGAGGCTGATGCTGTGGGCATTGCCGCGTTCTCGGCTGTGTACTACTCTGCGAACGACATCGTCTCGGTTGCCGACTCGTCCGCTATTGCTAAGGTTGGCGTCATTGGCTTGGCCCCTGCTGCTATCGTCGCGAACGCGACTGGCACCATCCGCAAGGAAGGCGTTGTTGTCGGCGCCCTAGCCGGCGCTACCGCTGGCCACCCGTACTACCTGGGCCATGCTGGACTACCTGTCCTAGCAGCCGCTCTCGTAGCTGGTGACCGCGTTATCCGCCTGGGTCTCGCGAAGAATGCGACTGACCTAGAGCTAAGCTTCCAAGACCTAGGCAAGAAGTAAGGCTGGCTAAGCCTGAGAGGATAGCATGGCACTATATCGTCCTCTCAGGCTCGACGGCTCGGATGACCCGAATTTCGAATACCCCGCTCCCATCAACCCTAACGCTGATGGGCTCGGGGCTTTCGGGTTTTACCCACAGTCTTTAACTGGCTTCGACGCTACCGTCGGCATCGAGCGAGACGCCTCCAACAACCTCATTCTCCGCGACCCCACCGCAAGTGTTCGAACCCTCTCCCAGCTTGTGTACAGGGTGATGGTTGTCGAGCGCGCCGCAGCCGACCTGAGCACAGGCTACGGCGGACAGAGGTTCCTAAAGACTCACAGTGTTTTCCTCGCATCCCCTGCTTTCGTTAAGGTGTTTGAGGTGTTGGGAGGGGTTGCTACCGAATTAGCCTTCAATACGGCCTGGACCTGGAACACGGGTGCGGGTGGTGATGGAAGCAAGCTGGGCGGAGTGCCGGACTTGACGGACGGTGTTCGAATTATTACAGTCACTGCCGGCAGAAGCTATCGACTGGTAGTGTACGAAACAGATATGCTTACCACGCCGACCGTCATCAAGTGGCGTGCTGACAGAGCGCCTACGAAGCGCAGAGGTATCCCTCCTCGTCAGTCCAGAGACGGCGCTGCCCCAGTGCTCTTGACGAGCATCGTTCCTACCGACGACTTCACCTACACAGCCCGCTATGGCACGCCCACTTCGATTACGGACGTGTTCAATTTTGCGGACACCGTAGGCGTGAGTCACTGGTCTGAAGGTGCGTCGCTTCCACCGAACGTGCGAATTGAATTGTACCACTTCGGCCGGCTGCGGTCGTCTAAGAGGCAGCGAGTTGACTCTACGATAATTCCTGCCGCTACCTACACGACTAATGCGATGTCCCTTCGCCTATCGCCGTTCGTGACGTCTAGGTATGTTACCGGCATCTGGATGGTTCGGGTCAGGGACATAAGCACCAACGCAGTATCGCCGTGGGCTCTCCAGAGAATTTGCACTCGCCAGTACGGTGTGTGGAATCCTGGGTACACAGCCCTCGTCGGGAAGTACAAAAGAGCTTTGCTGTCAGGTTAGGTTGGTGGCTCCTAGGTTAGCCTTCGGGTGGCCAAGACGGACTGCCTTCGGGTGGCCAAGACGGACTGCCTTCGGGTGGCCAAGACGGACTGCTGAAGAGCCACCGACCTTTTAAAACGCTCCAGATGGCCGAGCCTCGACCGTAATCTAGAGTCTATACGAAATGCCCGGCCTAGGGCCAAGGGGTTTACATGTTCAACGTCAAGCACTACGTCGCTCACACCGCTGCTCTCGTTGCGAACGGCTCTAATGGCTCTGTCAGAGTCGCTGGCCCTTCAAGCTTCGTAAGGGGCATGCTAGTCTCGCTAGCGGCCACAGGGGTTTCCGCGACTGGCGTTCAGATTTCAGACGTTAGGGGCGTTGTTGGAACCACCCATGTAGACCTGATTCTGGTGGATGCAACTACGGGTGCCATCTTCGATGCGACCCCCTACACAACCGCTCTGAGCGGCGCCATCACTGCGGCCAAGCAGAGCCTGTGGTTCGATGTTGGGGTCGACTCGGTTGTGTCGGGCATCTTCACGGACGCGGACATGGCTGCTGTCCTTGGCAACATTCTGCCGGGTGGAACTTCGAGCTTGCCCGGCGCTGGGACTAGCGGTCCTATCTATGTGGCCAATGCGCCCGGTACCTCGGTCACGGTCTTCAATGCTGTCAATTCGTTTTCAAATAGGTTTTCAGCCGCAGTAGACTCCTCCAAGTGGAACAAGGTGTCTGGTAACATCAAGTCTGACACCGGAGCCTATATCAATGGAACCTTTTACTTGCAGGGGACGCAGGACCCCTTAGGATTAACCGGCTGGGCCACTGTGTCCGGTGCCTCGGTTGCTGCCGCCACCCTTGTAGGTAACCCGGGTTTCAATCTTCCCTTAGTTACTGCACCCCACCGATGGCTTCGCGGAGTGTGGGTGTCGGCGCAGAATGCGACCCAAAACATCACTTGCGGGCCCGACATTGCTGGTAGCCTAACATCTAGGTATTTCCTAATCTCTGGCCGCGAGACCTTTGTCTCACCTTGGCCGTTCTTTACTTACCCAAATGGTTTTGGATACGCATTTTGGTTCCGAGTCTCAGGCGCCGGCTCACCTCCTGTAATTCCCGGTTACGCAGCGGCCCCTATTGATATAGCTATGGGGGCCTCTGCGGCCACCGTAGCTACAGCGGTAGCCACAGCTATGGGAACGCTTGGCGTTGCTCGCGGAGTGGCCTTTACTTCGGATGGGGTCAATTTTACCGAATCGGTGCTTGGCAATTCCGGTGTAGCCGTCAACAACAGCGCCTCTTATGTAGCGTACGGTAATGGAGTTTATTGTCTCATGCCGGGCAACGGGGCATTCGCTGCTGGCAGGACTTGGACAAGCTCGGATGGAATTACTTGGGACGTTCACTCGGGCGGCGGTATTCCAACCACTGCTAAAGAAATGATTTTCTGTGGTGGAACCATCAACCTATTCATCGCGATTACTAGCAACCAAATTTTGTCTAGTCCCGACGGAGTGACATGGACGAATCGGCAAGCAACCGGCCTTACGGGGTGCGTTGGTTTTGACTCAACTAACAGTCGCATCGTGGTTTTGCTTCAGTCGGGCACGACCGGCTACATTTCAACCAATGGTACGTCTTTCTCGACCGTAACAGTCACCAACGCTAACTGGGCTAAGGTGGCTTGGAACGGAGCTATTTGGGCTGCTATCGTTTCGGGCTCGACAGTGTATATGTCTTCGCTCGATGGAACGACATGGAATGCTCGTACCGGTATTTCGCTAAATTCTCCATCCTTAGCTGCCAGTCCGTTGAGCGGTAGATTTGTAGTAGCCCAAAATGTGAGCCAAAACATTGCGGTGTCGACGGACGCTATTAACTGGACGCCTATGTCACTGCCTACGGCTGGTGGCGTTGTGTCCTGGGACCCGGTCAACTCTCGCTTTGCGAGCGTCACCTCGAACAATTTAACGCTGCTGTCGACGACCGGTCTCGTATGGGTACCTACCTTTGCATCAAATACTAATGCGATGACCGGGGCCCAACTGTTGCTGGGGAATGGGGGGCTCTTAGTGGCTGCGACTGCCATGCAGATTGATTTTAACGCCGCCTCGGATGGCGCTGTGGTGAGCGTGGTGTGTTCTGGCCCTGGCGGGGCCATCCCAGCGGTTGATGGTGATACCGGTTTTACCTTTGCTCAGGTGGTTCCTCCTTTAACAACCACCATCACCGCCTCCATCTACGGAATCTAGGAAGTACAGTGAAAATCATTCGCTTGCCAGCGGTAGTTCGCGCACTGACAGCAAACGGCTCCAATGGCTACGTTCGCGTGGCCGCAGCCGACTTAACGGTGGTCTATGACTAACAGTGACAAGCTAGACTTCTTTGCGGACCGCGACGCTGAGTTTGCTGGCTAGTTCGGCACTGTTTTTCTTGTGCCCACTTTCATCGTCAGTAGCGCAGGTGGGAGTCGAACCCACAATCCCTTTCGGGCATCTGATTTTGAGTCAGACCTGTATCCCATTTCCAAGCACTGCGCCATAACTACAGTGACCCTAGCGGGATTCGGACCCGCGTTACCGGCTTGAGAGGCCAGCTTCCTGCCGCTAGAAGATAGGGCCTAGGTGCTACCTCAGTCCGCCTGAGTTGAATCGGTCGGGGCACATGGGGATAGTACGAACCTTGCGGAAGGTGGCTTGACGCGACCGCTTCCAGACCTCGATGTAGGTTATCTCTGCGTAACTGGTCTGGTTCTTATTACGCTGAGCGTGGATGTCTGCACCTTCTTCACTCAGGTGGACCGACAGGTTACTCCTGTCGCCTTTGAAGTCGCCAGTCACTACGATGTAGATTTCGTTGGTAGCCATTAGTTCTCCCTAAGAGACGTGCCACTGACAGAAGCGACGACCGTCCTCGGCTCGCTCCGCGCATTGTGTGTTGATGTCCAGCCCATGCCCGCACCTTGCGGTGGTGGGTACTGTCACTACCGTGTTTAGGGCTCCACACTTCCAGCACCTAGCTTTGTGGTCCGGTGAGGACGACTTGCGCACCCACAGGTCCACCAACCGCTCTCCTCGACGGTTAGGGCGTCAAGTAGAAGGCGTCTTGCTAGGCTCGACAGCTTCCCATCACCCCGCTCGCGGAGGCAGTTGGCTGCGGCATGAACCGCCTTTTCGATTTTGGTGTCATTGCTCACGACTGCTCCCTGCGTTTCTGTAGCACCCTGGACAGACGTGCCCTTCGAGCCACTCGACTTGCTCCTTCAGGAATTGCTCCTCGCTCTTACCCAGCTTCGGCGCACCCTTCGCGAGTCGGTCTAGGTTGGTACCCTGGGTGTGTCCGCAGGTATGCTTGACGGTAATCACGGCTGCTCCTTCTTGTCGAGCAGGGCGAGCTTGCGCAGGTACTCGGCCAACGCCAGGCCCCGGACGCGCTTGTACTCGGCCCACACTGGGTCCGTGACGCGCTTGTACTCGGCCCACGCCGGGCCCTTGGTGCGCTCGTACTCGGCCAGCAAACTCTCCTTGGTGTCGGCCACCACCGGAGCGATTGGTGGCTGGGTCCGATTGTCGCCCACGAGAGCCGATTCGTCCACGCTGATAGCCTTGTAGATGGCCAGGCAGGTGGGGCAGTTGACCACCACCGCCTCGCACTGCCCGTCGCCGCAAGGGGGCACGTGGTGGTAGTCATCGCCCTCGAAGGTAGCGTCTCGTGTATTGGCGCCGCAGAAGGTCTGGAAGCAGCCCTCCTCCTTCATGCCGACCTTGCGTAGGAAATCCATGCTCATCTTGTAGTGGTTCATTTGTTTCTCCGTGTTACTGTGAGTGGCCCTGCTTGTTGTGAGGGTAGTCGGTACCGCACATCTCGTTGCACTCGTCGTCATCAGGGCACTTCTCCCCAGGCGCGTGGTAACCGCCAAGTGGCTTTCGCGGATAGCTGTCGTAGATGTCACACGAGCAAGCCCGCTGCTTGTCGACGTATTCCTTGGTGACCTCGTCCTGCTCGTTGAACAGCCCCCACCCTCTGGCGGCTCGCTGCTGCTTGTCGACCCCCTCCTTCTCGTCGCGAGCCTTGTGGTGGCTCCAGTGCTTCCGCAGGAAGGGCCAGGCCAGAGCGCCGATGATGCCATCGAAGAGCACCATCAGGAATAGCTCAAAGAGCCAGTGGTTCGGGTCCATGAACAGCGTCCAGAAGGTCTCGGGCTCACACATGGTTACTCCTCCGCGATAATGGCGGCGCAAGCTAACACATACTTGCGGTGAAGCGCGTCCATCCTGTCCTCGTGGCGGGCAAGCTCTACGGCCGCCACTAGCCGGTACTCGGCGTAACTTGCTGCCGCCTCTTTGTTGTACTCCGCGTGGGCCGCGCTGAGGGCTTTCGAGAACTTGTTGTCGCTCATGACTTGCTCCCTTGCTTGCTGCGATTGAGCCAGCCCTGAAGGTAGGCCTTGGCGTAAATAGTGCACTCCGCAGCGCTCACGTAGCCGAACCTGGAGGCAAGCTTGTAGCCTCGGCACCAGATGCGTTGGGCGATTGTGGGGCGGTATTTCTTGGCCATCACATCTCCCCTCGGAGGAACTTCACGATTTCGCTGAAGGCCAGCGGGATGACGGCTCCGCCGCGGTCCCAGCCGACCCACGTGCCGCTGAAGCCGTGGTAGGCGATGACACGGTCGGTGCGAGGATTGACGACCCAAGGCACGCTGCCTGGGGTGACGAGAGCTTCCGCTGGCGCCAGCCACCTTCTCGGCGCCTGCCACTTCTCGCGAGACTGGTCCTGGTCCGGGATGCCCCTGGCGATGTCCTTGCAGACCTCCCTCGCCGCATCCCAGCGCCAGTCGTCTGGCTTCACCTTCTCGCTCCAGTCGATGTTCTTGGTCATGTTTGTAGTGTACCTTAATTCGGGTTAGATGTCAAGCGGCGTGCTTGCCGTTCTGGGTGAGTTCCTTGAGGGGCACGCCGTCGTAGACGTAGCGCTTGCCGTTGCGGCCGGTGAAGGAGATGTCCACCACCACCTCGCCCTTGTCGGCGTATGCGCTGCCGCGCGACAGGCGCATGCTGCGGATGGTGCCCCGCCACTTGCCGTACATTCCGCGGGGGAAGAAGCACTTGTCGCCGACCTGAGGCTTCCAGCCCTGAGGCTTCGGCGACGGAGCCGAACGGAGGGCCAGCGCGGCAGCCCTCTCGTTGGCCTGGAAGTGGGCCTGCTTGAACCCTTCCCAGTGAGCCCGGATGCGAGCCACGGTGGAGGTGTCGCAGGAGAGGCTGACCTCACCCCACTTGCCGCCCAGGAAGCTGACCTTGAGGGCCGGGGTCACGACGTAGGAGACGTAGCCGTCGGTGCCGTCGGTCACGCTCATGACCTCGTCCTCGACGACCCGGGCGGAGAGGCGGTATTCCTTGCCGTCCACCTCCGCTCGGACCGGGTTGAAGTCGCTGCTCTTCAGGAGGGCCTCTGCCTGCTCGCGCGTCGTCTCGGGGTAGCTCATGTTTGAAGTATATCTCAACAGGCCCCAGTTGTCAAGGGGCCGGCGGAAGATTGGCGATAAGCTCCTCAGCTAGGACGATGATGCGAGCGGTCATCTCGTTGGTCCAGACTCCCTCCTGGTAGCTGCGAGGCCAGCAGTCCGTACCCATAGCGTTAGCAAGCTCGTAGGCTAGAGTGGTCGCGGGCAGGTTCGGAGTAACCCCATCGAGGGACCCTTCTAGTGCGTTGATGTTGATGACGTGGGTCCACGAAGTTCCATTGCAGAGGCGTCCAGGTTTCGGGTCGCCACGGAATCCGCACAGGAACGGCGCTGGGTAGAATGTGATGACGCCGCCCCAACCACTGTCAAGGCGGCAGGAGGCAAGTTCCTCGGCTGCCTGGATGTACTGCTGCCCGTGCTCGGGGATTGGGTCTCCAGCCATGTTCCAGTGGCCCGGCGGGCCATTGGCGCAGGGCGCGAGGGCGAGCAGCAAGACGGCTAGGATGAATGGGCGGCGCATTGATTGTCCTAGTTCAGCAGGGTAGGCTTCGGAGCCGGTCCGCGCCCGTTGCGAAGGAAGAAGTGAACCTGCTCGGCGCCGTTCGCAATGGCCTCGTCGAGGAGGGCCTGGAGTCGGGCGTGCGTGAAAACGACGACAGTCCCGTCACTGCTGCTGCCGAACTTGAGGTCCTCATTCTTCTCGACCATCACCTGCAAGAAGCCCTTCGAGAAGAAGTAGCAGCGACCGTCGCTCACGGTTGACATCACGTAGCCCTTCGACTTCACCGCGGCCAGAATCTTGTTGATGTGGTCGTTGTCCACGTTCACTCCTTCCGCCTGAATCCGTGCTTGCTCGCGTAGGCGACCACGACATCTCGGGCACCTGAGAGCGTGCCTTGCTTGTTGCCGCTCCCAACGTAGCGATTACGAAGCTCCTTGATAGCATCGATGTGGCGGCCCGACGCCACGTACCCTCTCTCCAGCGCGTTCAGGCCGTCGACCACGTCGACCCCGAAGATGGCTAGCGACAGGTCTTCCAACAGGTGCTGGAGGAGGACGTTGTTCGGGTCGGACTTCTTCAAGGCCTCGATGATGCGCCTGGCTGCGGTCTCGTTGGTCATGTTGGTAGTGTACCTTAATTCGGGTTGGATGTCAAGCCGTCTTCAGAACCGCTTCTACAACTCGCTCCCAAGTCAGCGCCTTCTTGGCCGCCGGGCCTTCGACGCGCTTGTACTCGGCCAACGCCGGGCCCTTGACGCGCAGGTACTTGGCCCACGCCAGGCCCTGGACGCGCTCATACTCGGCCCTCGCCAGGTCCGCGACGCGGTAGTACTCGGCCCACGCCGGGCCCGTGACGCGGTAGTACTCGGCCAGAGCCGGGCCCCTGGT